GTTGCAGCTGTTACGTATGTGGCTGGCATATTTGTACCTTTCTTTGTAGGTCTGGTAGAGCCAAAGGGCTAAGGCCCTACCAGACTATTAGTTATTTATTACGCGATATTTAGGCGGCAGATACCGTAAGGTATCTTGGCAATAGTTGCCATAAAGCCGTAAATAGCTACCTGTACTTGTAGATTTGATACTACGTTTACGCTCATATAAGCCTGTGGGCTTTCATAAACAGTAAATGCCTCTGGCGCAAGAATAAATGCTGAGTTATCAGCTACGCCAGCGGTCATAAATCTATCTACATAAAGGTCTAGACCTAATACGTTACCGCGTACAGAGTTATTAGCTACCTGTCCAGCTGCGTTAGCAAGTGCTGCCGCGTTTGGCTGGTAAGCGTTGAAAATTGGGCGGCCTGTGGTATCTACTGCACCTAGTAGTAGGTTATAAATACCTGTGCTGCCTACAAAGTTTTGGGCAAAATAGCCGCTGTTCTTGTATACGTTAGCTGTACTTTCAGCCGTGTAAGAAATTATACCTGCCGCTGTAGCTGCTACGGCTGTGCTTGTAAAGCCTGTTGCGTTAATTGCAGTAATTACCGCTTGGTCTGTTGCGTTCATGTAAGAATTTTGCATTTGCTGTGTAAGCTCGGCAAAAAATCCTGGATTGTCTGTGCGCTCAAGCAACTCAATACTTAGCGTATTCATACCCGAGTACTTATTTACAGTACCAGTTAGATATTCTGTAACCATACCTGTATTAGATACAGCTCCAGCCTCAGCCTCAACAGTAACGGTAGGTGCTACACCATTTAGCCCACCGTTTGAGTCTACAAGTGCAGGCACGTTAATTGTGTTGCCTTTAGGTGGCAAAACTCCACGACTACAAGCATCTACCGCGCTGCGTGGGAAACGTGTGTTACTAATGAACTCTGTTAAGTATTGCGTTGGGTTAAATGCAGGGTTTGTAGTCCAACTATCATCTGCAGCTGTTACATATAGCTTTGACTCATCATTACCTAGAGCAGCTTTAATTTTATGCTCTGTGTATGCGCCCATATTTGTGATAGGTGTGCGTACTCTTTGTGAGTTAAGCGCACTTGGTCTAATAATTTTGCGCGCGGCTTCTACTGGTTCAGTAGCGCCCGCGGCCTCATCATCTTTATAGCTAACGCTCTTTAGCGTTACTGTTGCACCGTCTGGCAAAAATGTTGCCTCTGATGCCATTTCTTCCGGGGCTTTGTCCACGGTTTCACCTTTCGTTTCTGTTGGTTGGTTATCTACTGCGTTTTCTTGTGCAGCAATTTTTAACACGGCAGCGCTTGGAAATGCAGCGCTCTCTACTAGAGATACCTCTTTTAAGGTAGCAGCCGTAACTAGCAGATAATCTTTTTCTTGGCGTGAGTCCTCTACCTCAACACCTACGCTAAGCCCGTCCATTAGCTGTTCCTGTGCAAGCAAAATTGCATCACTACCGCGGGTGCTAGCACTTACCTTAAAGCTGGCATATAACCCAGTCTTATTGCTAGTAACGCTCTGCATACGGCCTACCGGCTTGGAATTATCGTGCGACATTAAAAGCTTTACCTTGCTTGGCTCTGGCACGGTTATAGAGTTTTCTGCAAAGACTACGCGGCCCGCGCTCGTGTTGCCTACCTCGCCATAAGGTGCAATTTTGCCGCTAATTGTGCGCCTATCGCCGTTATCTACTGCCTCTATGTTGCCGCTAAATGTTAATAGCATTGTTTGGCCTCTCTGTTAGTCCACTAGGGCTTAGCTGTTCCATACTTTGTGCCTGCTCTACATCTATAAGACCTAGCGTTAGCATTTTTTCTATAGCTTCCAAACGCGCTAAAGTATCAGCGCGTAAAAATGTTGTATCTAACGCAAAACGCACCTGATTACCTCGGCGGGTTACGTCATCCATACTAAGCCTGTTTTCAATAGCGCTTATAAACGGCTGTAATGAGTAAGCTACAAACTCTTTGCGCCCGTCTATTATATTTTGGTAAGTCATTGAGTTATTCATATCCGCGCTTATGTAATATGCCGGTACGTTCATTAAACGCGCTATTTCTGTAGCTAAATACTGTGATGCCTCGTTATACATCATTTCTTTAGGTGAGTAACCCACAGTTTGATAATCTAACGTGCTAGTTAAGTAAGCCGTACTGCGTGAGTTACGCGCGGCCTTCCACGCTGCCAGTAGGCCGCTAATTTGTGCCTCTGGTAAATCTGCCCCACTATTCTTTATAAACCCTGTTGCCATAGGTGTAGCAGCTGCAACGCTTGCCGCTTTTTGTATATCTAACGCGGCCTGTATTGTGCGCCCGCCTGTTTCTAATACGCCGGGCAGCAAACTTTGAAAAGTTACTAAAGACCCTACCCCGCTATCTGGTACGCGCTGCCCATTTATTGAGTAATAATCTACTTCATCACCGTATTTATCTGTAGTTACTGTAACGCGTGTATTAGCTACCCACTCAAAGCCGCTAGGCCTGCCGTCATCTTCATAAAGTGACGTTACGCGCCAATAAGCAACGCCGTATAGCAATAAACTATCCACGGTGTAGCTAATTGTTACGCTGCGTGGCTGTCTAATGTCCGGCTGGTCTAACCAAACAGGGTTTTGTAATTTACGGCCTGTACTTTTTTGTATTAGCTCTAAATCTATACTTGCAATAACGCCACAGATTAAGTTACGGCATCTACTTACCGCTGGTACTTGCAAAGCTAAGTTTCTATCTATAAATGGTACGCCGTTTGTATTGTATAAACCGCCAAAACTGTAAACGCCCGCGCCGTAAGTTTGTTGCATAATAGGCGGCGATAATTGCGCCTCTATGTCTTTTTTACGCAGCCCTATAGTTTCTAGTAATCCCATTGGGGCATTATTACCTAAAAGTCAAGTATAGGTACAGAGTTTAGGCTTGGGCGTGTCTAGGCATATACTTTAGCCTCTGCTACAGGTTGCGCCATTATATGTATAACCATAGCTAGCCCTATAGGTATATCTACAGGCCCGGCAGACTTACGCCTAACAATACGCCAAGCATCTGGGGTTTGTTTAGCTGCACAGTTAGCCATTTGTTGTATTAGCGCATCTTGCCCGCTATGTCTTAGGCGGTCATTTACTAAAGCATCATACATATCGCTACAGGCGGTGTAAAACGTCTGCCCCGATATATCGCGGGTCTGTACGCCTGCATTTTGTAGCCTTTGAGCAATACTGGCAGTAGTGTATTTGTCGTAGCAGACTAAACGCGGGTAATACAGGTCAGCCCATTTTTTTATAGAGGCTGCTACTACAACTTCATCTACTGCTACCTGTGAGCTGTAGGTTTCTAGTACTGCTAGGCCTATTTTGCCATTAGGTAGCAGCTGGCCCATTACTAGGCTGGCATCTCGGCGGCTAGGGCTAACGTCAAAGGCAAAAACAGTAAGCGGCCCGGGGCTCATCTTTAAGTTTATGTCGCTGCTATCTTCAACAGAACCAAACGGCCACGGGCTTTGCAAGCTATCTATCCATTGGCTAAGGCTCTCTGTCCTAAATTGCTCTGTAGTCTGCACCGTTAGAGCTTCTTGCAAGGTTTCTTCAGTTATTAGTATGCCTAGCGCCGGGTTAGCAGCTGCCCACGCTTTACGGTCATCTAGGGCGCAAAATGGCGGGGCGCTATATTCGTAATAGCCTAAAGACGGCGGCGGGTTACTCTGGCAGCGCTCGCGTAAGTCGTTAAGCGTAGTGCTAAAGGCATCTCCAGCATTACTAGCCATTAGGGTCTGACTATTAGGCCTAGCGCGGGTTACAGGTAGAGCAGCTGCGTAGGCTTCTTGGTCTATCTCTCGTAGCTCATCTATAAATAGAAAGTCAGCGCTAGCACCTCTAGAGCTATCGCGGGTAGCAGCTCTAACATCTAGCCTAGCCCCGCTTTTTAGAATAATGGCCTCGTTACCGTTTGTATAAAGTATTTTTTTTAGTTGCTTCTTTAAGTCGGGGCTATCTTCAATAGCATTAGCTACCTCTCTAAAGGTAGTAAGGGCCATAGACCTAGCAGAGCTTATAACTATGTGATTACGCTCATTAAACAAAAACAGGCCAGCTAATATACGCATACGCGCTAGATGAGTCTTACCATTTTGCCGGGCGCATATTGCTAGGTTTGTACGCCTAATAAATTGTTTATTTTTATCTATTGTAAGCATATCGTTCAAAACAAAGCGTTGCCACGGTAAAAGCGGCAGGCCGATACGCTCTGCAAGCTCTGCAACCTCACCGCCCCTAGTAGGCCCTGATAACAAAACGTTATGCAGGCGCGGTTGCACCAGCCCCCGTAAGGTCTGTTTAGGTTTGGTACTCATTAGCTCAGGTCTGCTCAGGCTGGCCCAAACAAGGCCCGCTTTGTGTCATTACAGCCGTTTTCGGAGAGATACTGCCGCAAAAGACAGGGGGGGTAGCCGTCTTAGCTAAAAAAACACCCTGTGACTTATTGCCTTTTTTTACGTTACAGCGCTTGCAACAGGCCACAGCGTTATCAAAGCTAAGTACTAGCTCTGGGGCTTTACTAACAGGTATCACGTGGTCTACTTGGTCTGCATCTGCCCCACAGTAATAACAGGTGTAGCTATCTCTAGCTAAGACTTGGTTTCTAAACTTATACCTGTAAGCCCTGTTTAATCTAGGGTCACCGCGTTTAGCCATTAATACCAACCCCGTTTCTTATGATGAGCTAAGGCTTTACACGCACTACCTTTATAGCGCTTGTCTATGTATCTTAGGCCTAAGTCTATCTGTTTATAAGGGTTTGTTTCTTTCATCTTTAACAGCTGTGGTATGCCATAAGCTGTAGAGTTTGGGTTTTTAGCTTTAGGCCGCCAATTACTCTCCAGAGTCCACAGCTTCTCAATACACTTAAATTCTTTATATTCACCTATCTTTATATGAGCATATATTTTATAAGCATCTATAGCGTTTATATCAGCCTTTACGGGTAAGGTCTGTAAAGATAGCAAGCCTAAGATTAGGCAGAACTGTAGCCCTAGCTGTCGCAGCGTTCGCAAGCTAGCGCCCTTCGGGGCTTGCGTTCCGCGCATACAGCGTACCCGATAAGTCAAGTGTAAAGCAATATTGTGGATAACTTGAGCGGGGCTTGGGCGTGTTGTCCACAGGTTTTTAGCCCCTGTGGATAACTTAATTGCGTACCTGCCTAGCGTTATCCACATCTACTAACGTTATATCTAGTAGCCCGCACCTAGTGCATTGTAGGCATTTAACGTTAGGTGGTAGGTGGTCAGACACTACGCGCTCTATCTGCAAGGTAGCCGTCTTGCATTGTGTGCATTTAGCCTCTATATAGAGCATAGTTTTTAACCCCATTATCTAATAACTATTGGTGTGAAAAATTGCATATAGTTAGCAAGCTCTAGGCGTACTACTAGCTTTGTTACATCTTCACGGACAAAGTGATTATGTACAATAGGCCTAAATGGCTGTAAGGCCTCTACAGGCACTATAAATAGGCCGTCTGTAAACCTAAAGACTAGCCGGTGATAGGCGCTTTCTAAGTCTTTAAACAGCGGCAATATGCTCATTTGTTGCAACTTTGTATAGGCTACAAAGGTAGGCTGTGTGTAAGAATAGTTACACCATAAAACCTCTAAATCACCTATGTAGCTTTCAAAGCCGTTACCCTGTTTTTCGTTTATGTGGAAATCAGTAAAATAATACTTAGGCGTAGCAGTCAAAACCCACGGGTAAACCGTCGTTAGATAATTAGCTACCTTTGCTTCACGCTCTAAACCTAACTCTGTCTGTCTAATTGGTTGCACGGTTAGCCCTCTCTGTATCGCTTAATAGCTCATCCGGAACAGGCTCACGCTCTGCTATCGGGTCTAGGTTACGTCCTGCCTCTAGCACTACCTCGTTATGGTCATCTGGCATTAACCATTTATCGCCATACTGTTTAGCCCATATTGGCGTGCATTGTTTAGCTTTTACCTTATCGCTACACATATAGCCCCTGTATGGCCTGCCTGTCTTACCTATGCCCTCTAGTAAAACCCTATGCCCGTGTGTACATATTGGCGGCTCTGGCATTGTCTCTGCCCCTAGCTTGGCTTTTAGGGCGCTTATTGACTTAGCGGCGCTAGGTACTGCCCCACCTGCTCCGCGTGTCTGTAATGGCGTTTGGATAGCCTCTACTTTCTCCATATCTTGCCTAGTAGGCCTACCAACACCGCCGGGGCTAAGCAACCCAATAACGCGCCCATAAGCAGACGTTACGCAATTCTCTACCCAGAAATTAGCATTTACGCCGCGGTCTGACCTAACCTCTAGCGCATAATCTACAGCGCTTGGTTTTTCATCTTCATAGTTTTTATAAGCCTCAGCTCTAACTAAGATATAGCCGTTTTTTAGGTCTATGTCCTCTATGTAAGCTACTAATCGCAAACCCGGGTACTCTGTACGCGCTCTTTTTATGCGCGCGTTTACATCTTCGTAGCCGTCTAAAAAGCTCATTTGTTTACCTCTTTAAGCGCCTTAGCTATATTGCGCCCTCTTAAATAGCCGTCACCGTGGCCCTCGCGGTATCCAGTACGATAAGCGCCAAGCATAAATAGCCCTACGATTAGTACAGTTAATGTAATTACTGCTAAATCAGCTAACATAAATCACCCTTTGTTAAGGCTGATAAAACTACTACACTAAGTAGCCCTCTCAGCGTGTAGTAAAAGTATGACCTATACCTAAGACATATTGCTAGCTTTCTAGCGGCGTGTCTTTCTTTGTGTCTTTATCAGCCTTAGATTTAAGCCCATTACCAGCAAGTACCCCGCCTAGAGCGCCTGTTAAAAATATAGCTAGGGTCTGTAACAGCTGTATAAAGTCCCTATCGTTAGGCGCTTGCGCCCCTATGGGTTGTGTTACAAAGACTAGGGCATATACCGCGCCTGTAGTTATAGTTAAAAAGGTTACAGCTAACACCGCGCCTATGAAAAAGATTAGCCGGGCGTGTATGTCCTCGGGCGTTAATTTTGTACGTTCTCTACTCATTAGCATTAATTAAGTCCTCTGTACATACGCCCGTTGCTCTGCATTGAGGCGGGTTACACTCTGGCTTTTCCCAGTTTTCATAGTTTTGGCACGGATACCTAACCCAGCCGTCATAGCCACACCCTGCTAAGAGCATTGTAAGTACCATAGCCCCTAGCAGGGCTCGCACTACTTAGCGCCTACGCCGTATTGCTTCTCGTTGGGCTGTACTGCCTTTACTAACGGCCCAATTAACCCGGCGATAAAGGCGTTAGCCAATACTTTAGGGTCTGTAATGCCAGACATATAAAGAGCTGCAACGCTTGCTAGCGCGGCGCGCCCATAGCTGTATAACGCTGCCTCTATTTGTTTTTTATTCATTTACCTAACCTGCTCTGCCCCTTAGTCGGTTAGCCCTTTGCTTAACTTTAGTATGCGCTTAGCCGCTTTCTCTGCATTTATGCTAACCTCAAAGTGCATTTCATCTTTACGGTTACGGTAATCCCCGCCCCACGTTAGGCCATACTTTTTTGCTAGCGCTCTAATCATAGGTACTTTTTCGGCTGGAAACGTGCCCACAGCTGCTAGCGGGTGTTTAGTTGCGTTTAGGTCTATAGCTGTACCGCTGCTATGGCAGCTAAGGCGGTCTGTACTGCCGCGCACCATACGGAAAGCATAGCCCCACTCATCTAAAGCGCCTTCATCTATTGGCTCTATTAGCGCGTGGAACTCAGCGGCAAAACCTACTAGCAAAGGTGCTACAGCCTCAGCGCATCTAAGTTTTCTATTAGTGCCGGGTACTGCATAACTCTTTATGCCAATTTCTGCCGGGTCTTTACTGGCAGGCCAACCGTTATAACTTGTTAGCATAATAATTTATGTAGGCACTTTCTTGAGGAATTGTGCTACAGGCCTAGGGCTTCCAAGTCAGAAACTGTTAGGCCAAGCGCGGCTAGTTTAGCCTGTGCTACTGCCTTCGCTTCTGCCTTTGCTTCGGCTTCGGCTATCTGTGCTGCTTGATAAGCAAGCCAACCTGCTTCAATTTCTGCTTCGGTTGGCTCTGTTTGATTAGAGTCTAACCATTCCAACTCCATTTCGCGGATGACAAATTCCGAAAGTGGTCTAATGTGAAAAATCGCTTTAACTTTTTCATCTTGTGTCATTATGCACCTATTTCCATAAGAGTTATTGACGAGGGGTTATTGCTGCGTTGGAAAGTAGCACTTCCGCCTACTTGTTCCATTTCAAATTGCAATTTGTAAGTTGTCGCGCTTGTTGTCGCTGGACTGTCTAAAAAATTGAAACAAAAGTTTTGACTAAGTTCAACGCCCGAAACAATCATTCCGCCAACACCTGCCTCGTTGCTGCGGTCATAAATTGTGGTTGCACCTCTTTTTAGTGCTGCGCCTGTGAATATATTTGCATTTCCCGCTCTCGCAATTAAAACATAAGCGTCTATTAAAACCAAGATTTTTGATGTGTTTAGTGTTGGCGTTATTGTTGCACTAATATTTGTATCAGTTAAAGAGGTTGCTGTTATGGCAACTGCAGTTGTAGTTACTGATTGAACTACTTGCAAAAGTTTGCCACCACCACTAGCAGGCGTTGCAAATTTTAGCCCTGTTGCCTCACCGCTATCCGCTGTTAAGACTTGACCATTAGTACCTACAGCTAAACGGCTAAACGCATCTGCACCCGTGCCAACTACTAAATCACCTTTAGCATCTATAGCAGTAGCCATAGAGTTAGTAATAGTTACTGTGCCGCTAGTGCCACCGCCGCTAATACCTGTACCAGCTGTAACGCCCTCTATATCACCTGTTGCGCCGCTAGCTGCCCACGCGCTACCTGTGTAATACCATAAGCTGTTAGTATCTTTAGTAAATGCAAATTGCCCTTCTTGTGGGCTAGTTATGGCGCTGTTACGCGCTGCCTCTGTAGCAAAAACTAATACGCCTTGCATTAAATAGCCGTTTACGTCCGCGGCTGTTAATACCTCACCTGTAGTAAAGGTCTTAAATCCTAAGCCCGCTGCCATTGTTACCCCCTTAGTAGGCTAAAACGCCTGTATCTAGCAGGCCGTATATAGCAGAGTCTAGTATAAAGCCGTCTATTATTGGCTCAAGCGTGGTCAAAACGACACGCCAACTGCCGGGCGTAATTGCCATAGCTACGCCAAACACCTGCAAAGTCTTAGTTAAAGTAGATGAGCCCGGTTGGTTTGTAGTGATAGTTATAGGGTCAAAAAAATCTAACTCTAGGGCGGCGATTATGCCGGCATTATAGTTATCTGTGTATAAATCTAGGGTAATGGCATCACATCTTATAGAGGTTTCTTTACGGCTAGCTACATAGGCTTGAGCGTAATCTAGGGCTACCGCGTCTGTCTGCATTAGTAGATTTTGTTGGTTATAGCTATGTGTAAAGTACTTGGCAATAGAGGCTGCATCTGTAGCTACCTGCGTAGTACCGCCTGTACGGGTAATGCTAGCCGCGTTAAATACCAACGTATCATCTAAGCGCCAAACAGCGTTAAAATAGCCTATAGCCGTGCCGTTATCGTTAAAGACGGTAGGTGTGCCGCCTATGCTAGCCGTGGTCACGTTTCTATCTTGAAAGACAAACGAGCCTGTAGCATCTACATAGAAAGCCCCGTACTCACTTAGGGTTACTGTGTTAAGGGCTGCAAGGCTAGTGCGCGCTGTGCCGGGGTCTGCCTGCATTGTAGTTAGCCCTGCATCTACGTCACGCATAGAGCTAGGCCAGCCTATCTGGTCTAATATTTGATTAACACGCGTACCGCTTAAATCTCCAGCGGTTGCCCCTGCTACCGTTGCTATCTGTGCATTTTGGGCAAGTCTAAACGCATCTACCGCCGTTATAGTGGTATAAGTAACCTCATCTGCGTTTTTAGGTGTAGTAGTAGTGTAGCTAGTAATAAAACCGCTAAAGATAGGGTAGGTAGTACTAGCGTAAGTAGCTGTTATCTGCACTTTGCGCATAGGGTCTAGCAAGCCATAATAAGGGCCGCTAGTATTTTGTGGGTTAAAATCGCCGTTTTGGTCTACGATACGCATAGTTAGAGTACCTGTTTGGAATTGGTCGGCTTGTGGGTTACGGCCTCTATTGGTTTGTATTGTATCTACTACGTTAGACACATCTACAATTACTGCCGCGCTATCTGCTAGCACGTTTGTATCTAATATGCCTGTATCTAAAATCATAGCTTGAGCAAAGCTAGGCCCGGTACTAAAGTTAATAACAGCGTTTATTACTGGCAGGGTCATAGCCCACCGGTGTAACGCAACGGGTCACCCTTGCGCTCAATAGATAAAATAGCATCTTGCACAGCTTTGTTTACTAAATCCTCACTACCTATAGCCCCTGCGTTTACCGTTACATAATAATTTTGCATAGCTGTATACCTATCAGCCGCTAAATTATTAGTAAGTGTATTTCTAGCGGTAATTTCTTCTAATTGTGCTGTGTAACGGTCTGCCGCTAATTGATTAGTTTCGGCAAAACCTGCCATAATTTGGTCTAACTGTGCTGTTAATCTAGCACTAGAAAGTATATTGGCAGAATTACCTAATGAAGTGCCGGCATATTCACTACCAGCTATAGCTGCTACCGCTTCATCTATTATGTCTTTAATGGGATTAGGACCAGGGCCAGGGCCAGGACCAGGGCCAGGACCAGGACCAGGACCAGGGCCAGGACCAGGACCCGGGCCAGGACCAGGGCCAGGACCAGGGCCAGGACCAGGACCAGGACCAGGACCAGGGCCTACGATAACTGGGTTAAACTTTAGCCCTGCCATTTTTAGCAATAACTCTAAAGCATCTTGCAAGTTTTTTAAGTCTATAAGCGATTTAGGCATAAACTTGTCATAGATTTTTTCTATGTCTTTTAATACAAAGTTTTGTTTTTGCATTACACCTAAAACTTCTAAATCCATATTTAGTTTTTTAGCTAGGCGTTGTACCTCTATCATTGCCAATTCTTTTTCTTTTTCTGTAGTTGCCGCTTGTGCTACAGCTATAGCATCTTCAAGCTCTGCCATAGTCTTTTTTATAGATAGGCGGGTTAGGTCATTAGCTAGCTGTAGTTTTTGCTGGTCTGTAGCGTTAGCCCCTAGTTTGTTTATTTCATCTTGCTTAGCTAGTAGCGCTGCCTGTACCTGTATTTTGTCTAGGTCAAATACATCTATACCTTTTCCAAGTGCTAGGGCAGCTTTGTCTAGTTTGGCTTGTAACTCTTTTTCTTTAGTTGAATTTTTTAACGTGGTTAGATTTTTTGCCTCTATTTTTAAAATTGCGTTACGGGCACGTAGTGCCGCGCTGTTAGCCTTTTCATTTTTACGATTTACCTCACCCTGCGATTTAATAAGACTACGCGCAAATTGTGCTATAGCGCCTTCATCTGTCTCAAAAAACTTTATTAAATCGTTAAAAGTCTGTGAAAAGAAACCTGTAGCTTGACCGGCTGCATAGCCAAACGCATCACCTAAACTTATTACGTCTTTTTGTAAATCCTCTACAGCCGCCCCGCTATTTTCCAAACCTTTTACAAAGCCTGCGCCAAATGCTTCTTTAGCCTGCTCTGTAGCTTCCGATAGCCTAGCCATTTTGCCTGCTAAAGTGTCGGCAGCTTGACTAGATGAGCCCTTAAACTTTTTTGTTATCTCTGTTAAAACCTCATCAAAATCACGCCCTGCTAAATTAGCTGTAGTGTAGCCAATTCTCAAACGTGCTAAAGCGTTTACATCACCTAAATAAGCGCGTTGTAACGCTGTAGTTACTGTCTTTAAATCTGTAGACGTACCAGCGCTTACATCTAAAGCAACGTTTAATAATTTTTGTGCATCTGTAACATTTTGCGTACCTTGTGAAAGGCTAATAAACGCGGCGTTGAGCTCGCCGCCTGCCTTGCCTGTAGCTAGGGCTAACTTGTCTATAAACTGCCCTATAAACGGGGCAGCAAAACCTAAGTTTAATGAGTCTAGCTGCGTGCGTAATTGCGCCGCTTCTTTTTCTGCATCTTGAAATGCTTTTACAGACTCTTTGCCAAAATTGACTATAGCCCTAACGCTAAACGCTGCTAATAAACCTTTAGCTAAGTTTTTTATATTCTTGTCTAATTTAGAGGTAGCTTTACCCGCCTCGTTAAACGCTTTTTTACCTGTAAACTCAGAGGCTATATTTACTACTACTTGTGGGTCTACAGCCATTAGCGTACCTGTGCCATATTTTTATTAAATAAATCTTTAGTTTTTTGTATGCTTTTTAACACAGCTGCATTAGTCTTGCCGCCGTCTTCAGCCCACGCTCTATAAATAGCGCGGCCTTTCATTTTATTAGACTTACGCCCTGCCCCCGTCATATTGTTAGCATCTACTATGCGCCCTGTAGCATCTAGCGCATCTATAAATTGTTTACCAGCGTTAGGGTTTAGGCTTTGTGAGCTATCTTTAGTGTTGCCCTGTGGCCTGCCTTGTGGGTTTTTGCGCCCGCTAGTTTCGTATATTGTGCCGGCAGCGCTGGTATTTACTATGCGCGCTAAAGCTCTAAACCCATTTTTATTAGGCTTGCTAGGGCTAGTTCTATAACCTATGCCTTTTTTAGCAGCGCTTAAATCAAATTTAGGAAACGGCCTATAATTTATTGCCTCACTAGATAAAGGCTTAGACCAGCCGCTTAAAACTGTGCTAGGTATAAAACCTTGTGCTGTTTTAGCAATAGGTTTTAGCAAAGTAGCCATTTCTTTTTGTATGCTTTTTGCTAAATCGGGCTCAAACTTTTTTAGAGCTTTGCGCGCTTCAATAGCGCCTCTTAACTCTGTTGGCATCTTGCACCGCCTTAGCTCTGTCTGTTAAAACCTTTAATATATTCTTAAACATTACATCATCTAAGTCTAATAAATACTGGGGCGCTATGCCTGTCTCTACCGCAATTTGTGCGATTAGATAGCCAAAGCTACCGCGCCCCACTATTCCAAAGGGTCATCATCTAGTACCTCAACTTTAGCTAAGGTTTCTAGAAACTCTGCCCCAAAACTTTTTACTACTTCGCCGCTAGTGCGTAGGCACTCATAAGCTAGCCAGTAAACGTCACTTTGCTTTTCATCATCTCTAAAGGCTTTGTGAAAACCTTTCTTTGCATACAGCTCAAAGGCATACTCAATACGGGGCGTAATCTTATGCTCAGTTACGCTGCCGTCTGCCCTTGTTATTTTTAGTTTTGCCATTGTTGCCCCTTTGTTTTAGTTATGGTGTGGTGTCTACAACAATAGGTGAGTTACAAGTAAATGTAATGCTCTGTGTAGAAATATCGCCAACAGCGCCGTTAATGTCTGTAGTGTTATTAACTAAAACTGTGGTCTGATATTCTGGGTTAGTTGCAGATATATTCGCGCTTGTTTGTTTTAGCGTTAGGGCTTGCGTAGTACCCCAATGCTGTTGCAAAGTCTGTAGTACACTAGATGAGGCAGTATCGTTTAGAAAATCAAGCGTGATAGTGCTGGCCTCTAAACCTTTTACAAACTTATGTGCGGTATCGCCCATAGCTGTAACTTCAAGCTCATCAAAACTACGGTTAATAGTTGCGCTAGTAACGTGGTCAGATAATGCCACGCTTGCGAGCGTAACTACTACGCCGTTAGATAGAAAAATTGCCATTTGTTATGCCTCGTTTTCTGTTGTCGGTGTTTCTGTGTCTTTTACTGTTTTTTGCTTTGTTTCTTTAACCTCTTTAGGCAGTTCTTGGCCTATCTTGATTAGAAACGCTTTATCTTCATCTGTTAGTGCCATTTTAGCTCCAGCTCGTTAGTACGGATATTTGTAAATCACTTGTTAGTAAGTCGCCGCTAGGTAGCGTTAAAACGCTAGGTGCAGTTACAGCGGTAACATTAAATACAATACTGCTAGCGGCTAATAGACCAAACACAGCCACTATCGTATCCTCTATGCCTTGTAAGTTGCCTTCATTAGAAAACATAGGCACGGTCATAATAATTTTGAAGTTAGCCATAGGCGATATAGTCGCTTGCTTATTATTGCTAGGCGTTAAATAAGGGTCTGCCGGGGCTACTACTACGCTGTTAGCTACTATTGTGCTAGGTGGAAAACTAAACGTACTCCAAACAGAGTTATTAGCTAAGGCAGCGGCTATAGTGCTGCGTAGTGTAGTAATCGCGGCTGTCATTATCCCACCATAGCGTTAGGCGATAAGTAAGGCGCTAACAAACCGCGTATAGATGCCATTAAAGTATTACTCATCTTAAACGGGCTAGGGCTGTAACCGTCTACGCTCACGCCGCCGTTTTGTGTGCTAAAACGGCTAGTCCAGATATTCTCAGCTAGCATAAGTGCAGCTGCGTTTATAGCAGGCGTATTAGCGTAGCTAGCGGTCTTTGTATCTTCACCGGTCATAGTGCCGCTAGGTACTACGCGCCTAAAGTTTTGATTACTAGCTGTTTTTGCATATTGTATAAAGCTGTAGCCCTGTGGGTACTGGTAATAGTTAAGCTGTAAATTAAACGCTGGTAAAAGGCTAGTGCTACCAGAGCTAAAAGGTAAAGTGCTAGTAATTGTATAACTGCCGTTAAAAGTAGTGCCAGCCCCGGCTACTGTGACGGTTTGGCCAGTAGTAAATAGGCCGGGGTTGGCTATCATCACGGTAGCTACGTTACTTACTAACGCAGTTCCCACTACCGGTGCAGAGTCAAACCATAGAAAACCATTTATTAAATCTTGCGCCGTCTGGCAGGTGTCCTCTATCCAAGTGTAAGAGTCGTACAAAGTGCCTACACCTAGAGATGCTTTCAATGTAGCGGCGTTAACATAAGTGGCTGGCATATTTGTACCTTTCTTTGTAGGTCTGGTAGAGCCAAAGGGCTAAGGCCCTACCAGACTATTAGTTATTTATTAAGCGATATTTAGGCGGCAGATACCGTAAGGTATCTTGGCAATAGTTGCCATAAAGCCGTAAATAGCTACCTGTACTTGTAGGTTTGATACTACGTTTACGCTCATATAAGCCTGTGGGCTTTCATAAACAGTAAATGCCTCTGGCGCAAGAATAAATGCTGAGTTATCAGCTACGCCAGCGGTCATAAATCTATCTACATAAAGGTCTAGACCTAATACGTTACCGCGTACAGAGTTATTAGCTACCTGTCCAGCTGCGTTAGCAAGTGCTGCCGCGTTTGGCTGGTAAGCGTTGAAAATTGGGCGGCCTGTGGTATCTACTGCACCTAGTAGTAAGTTATAAATACCTGTGCTGCCTACAAAGTTCTGTGCAAAGTAGCCGCTGTTTTTGTAGACGTTAGCTGTACTTTCAGCGGTGTAAGAAATTAAACCTGCCGCTGTAGCTGCTACGCCTGTGCTAGTAAAGCCTGTTGCGTTAATTGCACTAATTACCGCTTGGTCTGTTGCGTTCATATAAGCGTTCTGCATTTGCTGTGTTAATTCAGCAAAAAAGCCCGGATTGTCCGTGCGTTCCAATAGCTCAATGCTGAGGGTGTTCATGCCACTGTACTTTGAGACAGTTCCAGTTAGATATTCTGTAACCATACCTGTATTAGATACAGCGCCGGCCTCTGCCTCAACAGTAACGGTAGGTGCTACACCATTTAGCCCGCCGTTTGAGTCTACAAGTGCAGGCACGTTAATTGTGTTGCCCTTAGGTGGCAAAACTCCACGGCTGCAAGCATCTACAGCGCTGCGTGGAAAACGTGTGTTGCTAATAAACTCTGTTAGATATTGCGTTGGATTAAATGCAGGGTTTGTAGTCCAGCTATCATCTGCAGCTGTTACATATAGCTTGCTTTCATCATTACCTAGAGCAGCTTTAATTTTATGCTCTGTGTATGCGCCCATGCTTGTAATAGGTGTGCGAACTCTTTGTGAGTTAAGCGCACTTGGCTTAATAATTCTGCGGCTGGCCTCTACCGGTTCGGTAACGCCCTCGGCATCTTTTGACTCATAGCTAACGCTCTTTAGCGTTACTGTCGCACCGTCTGGCAAAAATGTTGCCTCTGATGCCATTTCTTCCGGGGCTTTATCCACGGTTTCTCCTGTCGTTTCTGTTGGTTGGTTTTCATCTACTGCGTTTTCTTGTGCAGCAATTTTTAACACGGCAGCGCTTGGAAATGCAGCGCTCTCTACTAGAGATACCTCTTTTAAGGTAGCAGCCGTAACTAGCAGATAATCTTTTTCTTGGCGTGAGTCATCTACCTCTACACCTACGCTGAGCCCGTCCATTAGTTGTTCTTGTGCAAGCAAAATTGCATCACTACCACGCGTGCTAGCGCTTACCTTGAAGCTGCCATAAAGTCCGGTCTTATTACTGGTAACGCTTTGCATACGTCCTACAGGTTTAGAATTATCGTGGCTCATAAGTAGTTTTATCTTGCTTGGCTCTGGCACGGTTATAGAGTTTTCTGCAAAAACTACACGCCCGGCGCTTGTGTTACCTACTTCTCCATACGGTGCAATTTTGCCGCTAATCGTGCGCCTATCGCCGTTATCTACTGCCTCTATGTTGCCGCTAAACGTTAATAGCATTTGTGGGCCTCTCTGTTAGTCCGGTTGGGCTTAGTTCTTCCATACTTTGCGCCTGCTCTAAATCAATTAAACCTAGATTTAGCATTTTTTCTATAGCTTCCAAACGTGACAAAGTATCAGCGCGTAAAAATGTATCATCTAGTGCAAAACGCACCTGATTACCGCGCCTTGTTACATCGTCCATACTTAGCCTATTTTCAATAGCGCTTATAAACGGCTGTAATGAATAAGCTATAAACTCTTTGCGCCCGTCTAATATGTTCTGATATGTCATAGAATTGTTGAGGTCTGCACTAATATAATATGCCGGAACATTCATTAATCTGCTAATTTCTGTTGCTAAATACTGTGAGGCCTCGTTATACATCATTTCTTTCGGTGAATAGCCCACAGTTTGGTAATCTAACGTGCTAGTTAAATAAGCCGTACTGCGTGAGTTACGCGCGGCTTTCCACGCTGCCAGTAGGCCGCTAATTTGTGCCTCTGGTAAATCTGCCCCACTATTCTTAATAAATCCTGTTGCCATAGGTGTAGCAGCTGCAACGCTTGCCGCTTTTTGTATATCTAACGCGGCCTGTATTGTGCGCCCGCCTGTTTCTAATACCCCGGGTAACAAACTTTGAAAAGTTACTAAAGACCCTACGCCGCTATCTGGTACGCGCTGCCCATTTATTGAGTAATAATCTACTTCATCGCCGTAATTATCTGTAGTTACTGTAACGCGGGTATTAGCTACCCACTCAAAACCGCTAGGTCTGCCGTCATCTTCATACAAAGACGTAACGCGCCAATAGGCCACGCCGTATAAAAGTAAACTGTCCACGGTGTAACTTATGGTAACGCTGCGTGGCTGTCTTATGTCCGGTTGGTCTAACCAAACAGGGCTCTGTAATTTACGGCCTGTACTTTTTTGTATTAGCTCTAAATCTATACTTGCAATAACGCCACAGATTAAGTTACGGCATCTACTTACCGCGGGTACTTGCAAGGCTAAGTTTCTATCTATAAATGGTACGCCGTTTGTATTGTATAAACCGCCAAAACTGTAAACGCCCGCGCCGTAAGTTTGTTGCATAATAGGCGGCGATAATTGCGCCTCTACGTCTTTTTTACGCAAGCCTATAGTTTGTAGTAATCCCATTGGGGCATTATTGCCTAAAAGTCAAGTATAGGTACAGAGTTTAGGCTTGGGCGTGTCTAGGCGTATACCTTTGCCTCTGCTACAGGTTGCGCCAATATGTGAATAACCATAGCAAGGCCAATAGGTATATCTACAGGCCCGGCAGACTTACGCCTAACAATACGCCAAGCATCTGGGGTTTGTTTAGCTGCACAGTTAGCCATTTGCTGTATTAGCGCATCTTGTCCGCTATGTCTTAGCCTGTCATTTACTAAAGCATCATACATATCACTACAGGCGGTGTAAAAGGTCTGCCCCGATATATCCCGGGTCTGTACCCCTGCATTTTGTAGCCTTTGAGCAATACTGGCAGTAGTGTATTTGTCGTAGCAGACTAAACGCGGGTAATACAGGTCAGCCCATTTTTTTATAGAGGCTGCTACTACAACTTCATCTACCGCTACCTGTGAGCTGTAGGTTTCTAGTACTGCTAGGCCTATCTTGCCATTAGGTAGCATCTGGCCCATTACTAGGCTGGCATCACGGCGGCTAGGACTAACGTCAAAGGCAAAAACAGTAAGCGGCCCGGGGCTCATCTTTAGGTTTATATCGCTGCTATCTTCAACAGAGCCAAACGGCCACGGGCTTTGCAAGCTATCTATCCATTGGCTAAGGCTTTCTGTCCTAAATTGCTCTGTAGTCTGCACCGTTAACGCTTCTTGCAAGGTTTCCTCAGTTATCAGTATGCCAAGCGCCGGGTTAGCAGCTGCCCACGCTTTACGGTCATCTAGGGCGCAAAATGGCGGGGCGCTATATTCGTAATAGCCTAAAGACGGCGGCGGGTTACTTTGGCAGCGCTCGCGTAAGTCGTTAAGCGTAGTGCTAAAGGCATCTCCAGCATTACTAGCCATTAAGGTCTGACTATTAGGCCTAGCGCGGGTTACAGGTAAAGCAGCTGCGTAGGCTTCTTGGTCTATCTCGCGTAGCTCATCTATAAATAGAAAATCAGCGCTAGCGCCGCGTGAGCTATCGCGGGTAGCAGCTCTAACATCTAACCTAGCCCCACTTTTTAGAATTATGGCCTCGTTACCGTTTGTATAGAGTATTTTCTTTAGTTGCTTCTTTAGGTCAGGGCTATCTTCAATAGCATTAGCTACCTCTCTAAAGGTAGTAAGGGCCATAGACCTAGCAGAGCTTATTACTATGTGGTTACGCTCATTAAACATAAACAGGCCAGCTAAAATACGCATACGCGCTAGATGAGTCTTACCGTTTTGCCTAGCGCATATTGCTAAATTTGTACGCCTAATAAATTGTTTATTTTTATCTATTGTAAGCATATCATCTAGGACAAAGCGCTGCCACGGTAAAAGTGGTAGGCCGATACGCTCGGCAAGCTCTGCAACCTCACCGCCCCTAGTAGGCCCTGATAACAAAACGTTATGCAGGCGCGGTTGCACTAGCCCCCGTAAGGTCTGTTTAGGTTTGGTACTAATTAGCTCGCGCTTTGTGCAGGCTGGCCCAAACAGGGCCCGCTTTGTGT